CTAACTTGTGTGCCTCTGCTTCAGCAGCACGTCTGTTTTTTGTCGCAACTACGTGTTCTACTTTGTAGTCTCTAAAAGGGCTACTAGTCTGATAACCATTACACCTATCGTCAGCATCTACAGCCATGCCTATCTTAACCCACTCAGGCCAAGCAGGATTAGTTATGGCATACACGTACCCCTCTTTAATAGAGTCTAATTTATACGTACCATTAAAGGCTGCATCACTAAATGTTTTGTAGTTTCCAGGTTTGTATAGTGGGTGTGACGTTGGTATGTACTTACCATTCACGTACATTCTCATAGGATTAGTTTTTAGATTGCTTTTTTTGTTTGAACTTGGGCTTAAGTATTTTTTATTGAAACAAGGCTTACATATATTAAGATTAGGCTGTGTTCTTGCGTAGTGTGGATTCCAGTTACCACCTTCACTATTTAATCCTGCAACTAACTCTACATTACAATGACGACAATTAACCATATTATACCTCCTGTGGCATCTGACTGCACCATACCCAGTAGTCTGCTTTAAAATCGTACTTAGGTTTTGTAGCTTCTAGTATGTCTCTACGTGCTTGTGCTGCTTCTTTACACTGCTCTTCTGTGTGATATAAAATATTATCGCTCATAACCATTGGCTTATTGTCAAAGATAAATAGAGCTATTAAAATCCAAGGTGTCATATCTTATTCCTTTACTATGTTATATCCACTACCTCACACACGTCACCAGAGCAAGCAAATGTTTGACTCGACTTCGTGTTGTCTTCTTGTTCATACTCTGAAAGCGTGTTCCAGTCAATCTTTTTTGGCATAGTCTTGAGTAAATCTTCGTACTCTTCCTTGCTGCAATCTTGATAAGGAGCTTGCTGATAAGTATGGTCTGAGTGTGGTAAAAATGAAACGCCCGACATCTCGTCAAAGTGTTTGTAAACGAATGCTCCCACATCAAGCCACTCGTCATCTCGTACTGAAATTGTTACGCTGGGTTTATGCTCACACCAATAGCGTTGGTACATGAGCCAAGTCTCTAGCTGATCAATAGCAGTCATGTCGTCACGTGTCATAGCCATCGGAGGTGATTGTACTGGAAAGCTAAACACAGTTGTAGTGTCTGCTTTAAATACACACGGCTCATTAGGCACTCCCTTGTCTATCATAAACTGTGTAAGGGGATCTTTATTATCACCTCGTACAGTACGGATGTAATATGGAGAGTGACGAGCATGTATACCACTGGCACTGTCCACCAACTGCGAGACAGTACCCGAAGGTTTGACGCAGGTAATAGCAGCAGAAGCAGGTATATCAAGCAGAGCAGCGTATTCAGCATTAGTATCCACTGCGACATTTCGTAATCCATCTAGTACTCCTGCAAGTTTGTGGTTTTCTGTAGTCATTAGTTGGTTGTCCATGATACCTGTCAGAGACACACCAAGCAGACGCTCTTCTTCCGTATTACGTTGCCACACTTTTCGCAGGTACGGAAACTTTGTGTACGAGCTTTGGATTGTCCCAAGTATTGTGGCGAGTTTGACTTTACGCTCCAGGTCTTTAATCGTATCAGTGGCACGAACAACAACCTCCGTAAGATTACAAAATTGGTAGGGTCTAAGTATGATTTCACTGCATGGATTAGTCCCGAACTCGTGGTTAGGATCACGCCTACCATACTTCGCAGCCTGTTTCTTAGATGCTTCACGATTAAATATACCTCTCTCTCCTGACTTACTCTCTATCAAAGCAGTCCACTCACGCATAAATGTTTCGATGTCTGGCTTCTCTGTGTAGGACACACTGTTGTTAGCCAATGCTCTGTGTGCAGCAGTTTCCCACCACTGTCCTGACTTAGCGTGACGCATACGATCATCACTAAGGTTAGACAGAGAGATCATAGCACTACGTCTTACACCACCAGACACAACTATCTGACCAATGAAACACATTAGATCGTGGCACTCCATAGAGGATAGCTTGCGTCCTTGTGCATTCTTGAATGTCTGTACAGTAAAGTTAAACAACTCAACAAGAGGTGCAGGACCACTGGCTCTGCCACCAAACGTCTTGAGCCTAGCTCCTTGTGGACGCACACGTGACACGTTCCACTTGGGTATCTCACCTGCCCAGAGTAGTGCAAGTATCTGTCTATACGCTTTAGCCCAGCCCTCCTTGCTATCCCTTACAACCACAGTAGTCTCGCTGTCAAATAGTTCAGGCACTTCTGGTAGCTGCTGAATGAACTGACGCTCCACACTGAAGCCAACACCAGTACCACACAGTAGTATGAACATAGCTTCATCGAAAGACTTAGGATCATCCACTGGCAAGTAGCTACAGTTGTACCCTGCTGTGTTGTCTCTATCCAGTGCAGCACCACTAGTCATCATAGCTCTCATGCTTGGCATAACATCTAAGTTAAGTATGGCTTGCTCTATCTGATTTACCCAGGAGTCGTTGCCTAGCTTCGGACGTACCACGTTGTCAACGTAGCGTCCTACTGTCTCAGCCCATGACTCACGGCCTTTGCCATCAATGTACTTGGCATAGCGTGATTGGTGTATAAATGATTGATAGTCTGTTGGTAATAAATTGCTCATGTTCTGTTTCCTCTCAACGCAAAAAATAGTCCTCCAAAATACAACATGACATGAAGGTTGTCATACAATAAAACATCCCAAACACTTTCTGGTTGTCCTATCCAAATGACACCAGTCATAATACAACAGATAGTTATGCCAGAGAATCGTGTTAGCATGTCTCCTAGAGTCTTCATCCAAGACTTCATTATATCTAAGTTTAAAATACCACCAACTAGTATGCCCAGCGCAGCACCTACTTCACCATAGGCTACGATCCACCAAACTAGGTAGGGTAAATCCCAAGACTCTGCGCCCTCCACAGTAACAGGCATCTTATCCATGCCCTGCTGAAAGAACACAACCATCAAAGGTATTCTAATTAGCCAATGACTAAATCCTGCATCGGCCATCTGTCTTAAAAACTTCATTCGTGTTCACCTCCCATACCACGTGAGTTGTAGTTTTGTGGCGCACTATACTTCTCTGCACTATCATACACTATAGCTGTAATAAAGATACCAAAGATTACTATTAAATGTCCTCCTGCAGATATACCAAATGCGTATGGGTTATTTATTATAGCTGCAAAGATACCACTCCACATTATAGCTAATATTGAAAACACCATCAGTCCTAGCTGTGGTGGTAGGTTACGTAGTGGAGAGTTCTTTATAGTCATTATACTTTTCCACGCATCTTTTGCGCCTAGCAGAGTTCTTCCCCACCCTATAGGCGTTACTTTATTATTCATTTTTTTACCTTTATGTTGCTTGGGTTATATTGTTCACCATTATATTTAGAACCAGTAGCATTCTTACCAGTCTCAACACCATTGTTACATTTAAAAACTACCAGTAACAAAAAGAATATAGCTACCAGAGTTACTCTCTTTGACCAAAGTATAAATGCTTCAAATGTTTTTTCAGCTTCTTCAAGTGCAGCTTTCTTTACATCTAATTCCACTCTACTGGCTCCGTCCACGGATAACAAGGTATAATACTTTGTCTACAGTATTTTGCATTGTCTACTAATAGCACAGGCAGAATACAAATAACAAAGAAACAAAAAAGAAAAGGCCATAGTATACCTTTCATTTTTTATACCACACTAAATATACAATCATTACAACTAACCAAAACAGTATAGTTGCAGCCATGTATATGTCTGTCATGTCTGTCATTATCTCTCCTTGACAATCAAGTTTTGTATCTTAACATCATCCACATCATGCATGACATTGCTTACTAAATCATGTACGTCCTCTGTATGTCCTTCTTCGTGAGCAGACAAGAAGTTGTTGTCCTCATCTACCTCCATAACATACGTCACACTAAATCTGCGTATCATTTGTGAGTCTCTTTGTACACCTCTATTAGTTTGTTCAAGTACCATTGTGCTTTCTTGAGATCCTCCATACCATTCTTATATCTATATCTCCATAGATACTTTATAATGTTACCTTGTAGGTATCCCTCACGCATCTCATGCGTTGCAGATAGTATAGCGTCAATACACTCGACACTTGATTGGCGATAGTGATAGGGGCTGTTTACCACCTCCTCTATCTTTTCATCATCAAACTCATTCAACATATCGTCTATGCTAAATTCTTCTTCTAAGTCTTTGCTCATGCTTCACCCAGTGTTTTTGTCCATTTAGTTAATTTAATTACGTTACCCTCAGTTGTATACTCTCTATCTTTCTTGAGTTCAAGCTCTGATTGTGCATACTGATCGGGGAACATTTCTTTTAGTATCTTATGTCTTGCATCATCAAAGTATTCAACTAACTCAGGATACTCTTCTAATACTTCTGATGCTGCTGCCATAGTAAGAGCATAGTCCATTGCAGAACGCATAGCTGTTTGGTTTTTAGATTCACCAAAGACCATACCTGTTCTGAGTATACCCTCCCAGTCACCATCCTCATTTATCTGAGGACTAATGACTATGGCAACGTCACCATCTTTTAATTCGTAAGACATTACGATCTCCTTCTAACTAGGACACGCTGATGTTTCATCCGCTTGCCTTTCTCTAACAACCACCCTTCAGGTATGACACGATGCGCCCACTTAAATTGTTTCTGCTCACACCAGTCACAGTACCTAGACTTAGCTCCTTTGTATAATCTAGCCTTTGCATTACTAAAGACAAATCTAATGTCTAACTTTGGGTGCTGTCTTTGTATCTCTATGTGCTTACGCCTATCGGCTGCACTAAATATTCCTTTTGTTTCTATTATTATTCCGTTATCCAATTCAAAGTCTGGTGTGTATGTGCGATAGCGTAAGTCTTCCCACTCTATCTTTATCTTCTCATACTCTACCTTCTTTTGTCTCAGCTTTAGAAACGCAGCAGCCTCCTGTTCAAGGCCGCTACGATATAACTTTTTGTTATGTCTTCTAGTAGTCACTTAGAAGGGTCATAGTTTTTAAACAGCTTCCAGTATGTCAGTAAACTTTTAAACATCTGTAAGTGTTTAGGGTGTGTTGCTTTGTCCCATTTGTATGGAACTATTAACTCTGGATCTTCTCTGTCCACAAAGATAGAAACTCTTTCGGGATCATTGAATCCACAGCCATTGGCATAGGCTGACAACTGCATGCCATGCTCATCAAACACAAGCCTGGCTCCTTCCTTGCCACTCAAGTTGTCTTTTGTTTTAAAGTCAACAAAGATACCCGACTCAGAATGTAAGTCTATCTTGCCACCAT